AGTAAATCCGCCACTCGTATATTGAATTTGTGTTATATTATTGCTCACCTCTACTACAAAGACATCACCAGGGTTTATTGTAATATTGCCACTTGGTGACAAGTTAAATGTAAATGCTTGTGGGTTTGTACTTACGGGGTATGTTTGTGTCTTGATAGCCGCACCATTTTTCTTTACCGTAAATGTTGTATTAACGGGAGGTGGCGGAGCGGGGCTAGTAGTGTTAATGTTACCAGCCAAGCTAATGACAATAGGTACATTTAGACTTGTAATGCCATTGTAAGTTATTTGATAACCTCCGCTTATTGTAAAATCGGCAAGAGTTACCGCAGTCCAAGGTACATATTGTGGAGTATTGTAAGTGCCAGTAGTGACATCGGCATCAAATGTTTTTTCTTGTACATCGCCGCCATCTTTCTCCTCATCCCACACCTCAAGTAATGTCGCACTCCATGTACCATTGGCAAAGTCAATCTCATTCATATTTAAGATCGCATAAACCTTGTCGGGGTCATCATCTAAGAACCTAACCGTATTATGTAAGCCTATTCGGCTACCGCTATCATAAGTCAATCCGTAAAAATTGCAATCTAACTTATTACGGTTAAATCTTGTATTCTCCCAATATGCAATATTATTTTGCTTTCTAAATGCAAATTGCTCGGTGTTGTATCTATAACGATACCAGTCCGAGTCTAGCAACTCCGTTCCCGCACTATTATAAATTGACCCCTTAAAGTTAAATGAGAATCCATCATGGATAAATAACTCGTTCTCTTGCTTATTATAAAGAGTGTCCGTCTTAGTAAATGCCGTTTTCAATCCCTTAACTGGCCCCCACAATTGGTTAAATGGCTCAATGATTTGGAATTGTAATGCTTTAATCCATGCTTCATTTGCCGCATCTAAAGCCGTATGATAGTCTAAAATAAAAGCTATTTTTATCACACCATTATCGGGTAATGGCTCACTCTCAACACTCACCGTATTCCAATCCGTAGGTTCGGGATCACCGCTTGTATTATAGCTTACACCAAGATATTTAACATTGCTTGTCAAAGCCGAATTACTCAAATTCCATTTTCCATCTTGATCCAAGAAGTAATTGTTTGTATTGCCATCAAGCATTACAACCATTTGCCTCATAAATCCATCATCATTGAAATCAATCTCGTATTTATAATCGTATTGGATGTTAATTTTCTCACCCGAAAATACCGTAATGGCTTGACTTCTTAAAAATGTTTCTTCCGAACTCAATGGCAATGTTGATGGAAAACGTACATAATTGTCCTCCATATATCCAAACGTAGTGTTTGTATATTCTTCATTTCTTGTTACGCTACCACTTAATGGAGTAAATCCAAAATAATAATCGGGAGCAATGCCATTGGTTGCTTTATAATCCCAAGAGTTTACATTGAATTGCTTTAGAGTTGCCGTTGTAGTAAGTAAACTACCTCTTGAAAAAGTGCCATTTGTTATAAGCTCACTTATTGGCTCATAGGAATATTGTACACTATTCTCTTTTGTTCTTCTATTGATAAATCTTATTGCGCTTGGTGATACTAATTTTACTTCATTAGTATTACCTACCTCAATATCATATCTTGCATTTATAGCCGTTTTTGAACCTACAATGCTCCTATAACCTCTAAGGTTGTCGCTAGGAGGTATGTATAATTCTTCAAACCTCATTACCCACCAATTGCCATTATACATGAAAATTGTTTGATTGAAGGCTCTATTTATTTTCTCAAGTACCGTATATGAGCTTTCATATTCGGTAGATTGAATTTGAAATGTTTTAGGATCAATAGTGCATTGGTTAAGACCCGTATAAGTTGCACTATCGGTCATGCTATCATGGAAAAGGTTATTAAATATATAATGGGTTGACCATGATTGTACCGCATTTGATGTGCAATACTCCATAAATTGCAATGGAGTTGTTTTGGCGGTTATCTCACTTCCTCCATTAGATACGGGAAAGTCTTTGCCATAGCCAAGGCCATCAACCGCTCTAAGTATTAAAACATGGTTTGTGTCCTCCCAAACTTCTTGGAAGTCATCTTGCAATAACCATCCGTACCAATAGGCACTATTTACGTTATTATATGAGAAAATGACCTCAATGTCATTATCCTTATCCTTTAAAAAATTATCAATTGATACTCCACTTACATTGCCAAGAATCTCAATAGTTGCCATTTGTGATCTTATTGGCTTCCATAAGTCCTCATCGGTATTAAACTCTTGAAGTACAAATGGGCGTGCGCCACCCGTAAGATTGGTTACTCCGCCGCCCCAACCCTCAAATAAGAATTGTATCCGTGCATCGTATCCATCACGAGTCTTAAAGTCTATTCTATATTTTTCGCTTCTAGCCAACTCTATTTATTGTTGCGTTACTTCTATTTAAAACCCCTACTAAATCCGTACCTCTTTGTACAAAAACAACTTGACCGCTCAATCCCAAACCGCCTTGTATGCCTCCGAAATTCACTGCGCTTGGCCTACCCACACTTACGCCTCCACCACCAATATTTGCAGTACCTCTTTGAGCAGCATTTGCCACACCTACGGCCAATGTACCAGCACCAGGCACAATAATGTTTGCCAAAGCGGCAGCGGCAGTTGTTGCCGCAATTTGTACAATAATTCTTTTTAATTGTTCAAGAACTATATTACCAAATTCCTTCCAACTAAATTTACCTTTTTCTAGTACACTATCAAATAAATATTCAAGTGGATTAATTAAATTATCATATATCAAATTAAATGCGGTCTCCCATTTAACTTGTTTAATATTATCAATTGTTGGTTTCAATATATTTGATACACCTTTCAAACTTTGTGTCAAGCCATCGGCTGACATAGATACATCAAAATTTTTAGCTCCAATTTGATCTAAGATTGCATACCAAGCATTAAGATTTTTTTGATCTTTTGTTGCTTGTTCACCTTGTTTTCTTACGGCTTGTGCAAAATCTAAACCAGCAAAACTAGCTCTTGCTTGTTCAGCAGCTAGTTTTCTTTCTTCAATTTGAAGGTCTTTTAAATATTGTATAAACCTTTCAAATCTTTTTCTATTACTTTCCGTAGCTTCTTTATCAGCTTTTATTTGTGCGGCAGTAGCTTTTTTATTAGCTTCTTCAAGTTTTTTCTTAGCATCAGCTTCTTTCTTAGCTTGTTCTATTCTTGCATCTACAACTACCTTTAAGCTATTTTCAACATCAACACTTTTTTGAAGTTCAGCATTTAATGTTGTTTGTTCTTGCTTCAATTGTTTTACTACTGCATTTTGAGCATTGTAGGCTGAAGTTGCAGCATCTACTTTAGATGTGTCTATTAAACCTTCTTTTCCCCTGATTACAACTGGCGCTCTTCTAGCTTCTTCAAGTGCCGTTTTTAATTTATTAAGTAATTGTTCTTGCTTAAATAATTCAACACTTGTACGAGATATTTCTTGCTCAAAACCTTTTGTTTTTGCGGATGCAATTAAACTTGCAGTATATCCATCAACCGCTCCTTTTAAATCATCAAATTTTGTTTTCTCAATAGATAAATCACCAAAATGATCTTTATTAATTTCTTTTAGTGTATTTAGAGCAGAATTTCTTTTTTCATAACTTAAATTCTGATCTAAAACAATTTTTGACAATGCTTGTATTTTAGCAATCTGCCCACTTGTACTAGCGGCTTCTTCTCCAGCTAATTCGGTTGTTGTTTTAAGCTCTTTACTATATTCTTTGTAAGATTCTTTTGCCTTTAATATTTCGCCAGTTAGTTTACCATTTCTTTGGAAAATAACATCAATGGCATTGCCTAATGATCCATATTTTTGTACAAGAGTAGTAACACCAGCAATAATTGCACCGAATGCAAATGAAATACCAGCTGGGCCAATTAATGCTAATCCAACATTTTTTAAAGCTCCAACTAAACCTCCGCTTGTTTTAGATAATGCAGAAAATTGATCAACTACTAAAGGTAAGTTGTTTTGTATTGCTATAAATCCAAATGGAGCATCACGAGCAACTTGACTTAATGAAAATAATGCAGCACTTCCATTATTGGCAGCTTTTGGTAATTTATCAAGACCAACTTGTTTTAAATTTATTAGGCTTTGTTCAAGTTGTGCAATATTTTTATTTGCATCAACTAAACCTTGTCCAAGCTGATTTTTTAAAGTACCCCTAACCCTTTTTAATTCGGCTTCAACTTCACTAATGGTTTTCTTGAACGCATCAATATTGCCACCAATCTCAAATATGAAATTATCCGCCATTACTTAACCTTTTAAATATTTCTCTATATTCCTCCTCATCAATCTTACTTACCTCCTCATCGCCTGGTAGTTGCCAAAGTGCCTCTGGTGTTTTAGGTGCGGTTTTAGGATCACCCATTAACCGCACCATTGTAAACATTAACATTCTCGTTTGCTTATATTCATCAATCCTTTTAGACTCATGTCCCTTAATCATAAGTGACAATTCTCTTGGACTAATGCCATAAAACTCACGAGGTATAATTTTTAGCTCACCAAATGCAAAGGCCTCTATTTCTTCCCACGAGAGTTCTTTTTTTTTGTTTGATCATCTGTGCCTTGTTTTATAAAGTCACTGCCTGACCAAACATTGATTGCTTTCGCAATCTCGCTATCTTCTTGGTTTTTGAGTAGTGTTTGCTCTACCCAATCCACGATGTCGGCGAATTTATATTTTGGATCAACTTCTTTTACGATACAATTATTGAAATAACCGCTATAAATAATGTGACTTATTGTAATCTCATTAAGTATTGAGCTATCTAAATTTTTATCGTTTTGGAATTTATCTTGTAAATACCTAAAAGATGCCATTCCAAATTTTAGTCCAATAGTTTCCTCGTTAATAGTAATAGTAGTGTAATTCATAATTAAACGGTTACATCAATTGTTCCAGTTGATGCGATTGTTCCAGAAAAGTTAATAAATTCAGTAGTAGCTTGGTTCATTGTAAGTGAAGTGATGTAGCCACTATATTGATGATAATATGCTGCACCAGCACTTGAACCAGTAACAACTGGGTTTTGTACTCTTACGGTTACAAGTGTCTTATTTGCCCATGCAGAAAGCAAAGAGTTATAAGATACTTGAGAAGCAGTAGGAGCGGTTTCGCAAATTGCATCAAAATCCAAACTCATTTGTGGCTCACCTACCGCAGTAAGAACGCCGCAATTTGTTTGATCGGTGGTAGAGTCAACCGTAGAGTTTACGGAAGATGTACGCAAACACACGAGATTTTTATATGATGAGCCACCAGCCACATCAATCTCAATGTTTTGTAAAGAACCTTGAACTTGTGCCATTGTTTGTTTATTTTTGGTTTACTAAATTACGAATTGTTAATATCTTTCTACTTAAATAATTGTCACCATCCCAAACGGGTGAATAGGTTGACAATGTTCTTGCCATTGGGAATACCTCAAAATCGGCATCATCAAATCCATCTATTCCCGTATCGGGGATCAAAATATTTAGTATTTGGTTAGAAATATTATCTACTTGCCCCATGTTGTTATTTTTATTTTGCTCACTATAAACCTCAATTGTAACCTCTACAATATTACTAAATGAATTGTTTGTATTGTCGGCAACCTCGGTAATATTAGTGATTATTGCATATTGTTCGGGAGGTGTATTAAATGGAGGTGCGCCATAAACGGGTACATTCCTTGTATTCCAAGTAATATTACCATTCAAGGCATTTACATAAATTGTACGTACACTATTTGAGCAATCCTTCATTATACCTTTTTAACCTTTTTTAAATATGCTCTTATCCTTTTTTGGTATTCTGGCCAATATGCCAAAATACTTGGTCTCATATATGGCCTTGGTCTCAAATTAATCTTTTTTATCCCTCTACCCTTATATAGTGAGGCTAATTGTTTCCATGCGCTTGTTTCGGGTGGTACAAAGCCATCCCCCGTACCAAACTCAATATAAGCCGCATAGTCCGTTTGAGCAACAAATTGATAGCTCAAAAATTGCTCCTTGTTAAAGGATATTGAATTTATCAATCTACCCGTATCCACGGCTGGCTTTGAGTTCGGCCCACTAGGAGATGCAAGTAAATTCTTAGCACTTCTCACCATATCTTCTCCCGTTGCCGCCAACTCACGATCCATGGTTGCACTAACCTCATCAACCGTTTGCTTGTATTTATTAAGCATACGTTGAAATCGAGCATCTTTTATTTGCAATTTAAACCCACTAGCCATTAAAATACTACTTTTTTATATTGATGATAGTTTAAGCCATCCCAATTGTTATATTGACTAAGCAAAGAGTTTTTGTCGGCATTCATCTTTTTACCTCTATTCTCAAATTGCCATGAAGTTAAAGCAAGAATGTCATTTGCCAAATCTTCGGGAATTGCACTATAACCGCATTGATATTGTACGTTGTAAATACCAGGCGTATATAGCCACAATTTACCTCCTATAATCTCGTAATCTTCGTTTTTTATTAGTGTAGTATAAGTATTTATACCAGTCTTTATTGCCACACTATCTATGCAAACAAGCGGCCCATAAGGCAAATCAACGATCCAAACTTGAGGAGCAATGCCGCTTAGGCTTATGTTTGCTTTTAAAAGTTTATTAACAAGAGCAATACCACTAATCTTCTCCAAATGTACCCTAGATGCGCTTATCAAGTCTTTTATCAAACCATCCTCAAAATCGTAGTCTATCTTAAGCCAACTTTTCGCATCGGGTAGGGATACTGGCTCTACAACGCCGTCAGCTATTGTCGTTATCCCGTTTATATATATCGCCATTTTTACTAATATTTATAATACATTTCTCTGACCCATTTTTCAAACTCATCGAGTGTTTTGCTCGGATCATGATTTCGGGATCGATCTTTCGCTTTCCTTGATGCTTCACTATATTTTTGGGCATTATCCAGTTCAGTAATTGCTTTAACCCAGCTTTTAATATCATTCCTATCTTTTATATAAATGCCCGCTTTGCCACAATTCTCCTTCAATCCTTCGGCTTCCGAGCAAATTACGGGTATCCCACTACACATTGCCTCGGTTGCCGTTCTTCCCCAACTTTCATATTGACTCGGCATTAATAGTATTCTAGTTTTCCTATAATGTTGCAATATATTGGCCGAATTTGGCACGATTGTAAGGTTTTTAATACTTGGCCTTACTTGCTCATCATAGCTCCCTAAAACGCCTAGAAATCGCTTGTGGGGCATTGCCTCTGCTATCTTTTCAAATATCTTCCCGCCTTTGTTCTCGTTTAGGTTAATTAGAGTAATATATTCATTCTTCGACGGATCAATCCCCAAGTCATAGATGCGATAGTCAACGGGCGGAGTCATTATAAAGTTAGGCCAATTATAATTTAACTTGTCTTTTAACCAAAAAGAATTATACACAATGTGTTGATTTGCGTTTGCGTTTACAATTTCGGGGTATAAATGGCTATTGTGTATTAAATGAAAAACGGGTTTTTTATACAATTGAGCTGCCCCAATTGTCCATCTTGTATAATCCAAATGTGTAAAAACTACATGACTCCAATTCATTAAAGAGTCTATCACATTTGGTTGTGGAGGAAATACATCTATGCCGTCAAAGACATAATTGTTTTTAATCTTATATTGATTGGCTTGATGCAGTAAAACTTTTATGTGATGCCCTTTTGATTGTAAATCTTTAAGCATCCAATGTAGCATATACTCAGCACCGCAGTTGTGGCGTGGAGGATATAAATGAATTGAAGCAAGTATATTCATAGTAATTTATTTGCAGAGCCATCAAAGATATTTGTATAATCAGCAAGATGATTCCATAGTGGAGAGTAATGTGGTTTTTGCCAAGCCATCATTGGCGAAATTATGAAACTTTTTAACCTTGATTGTATATTTCTTAAAAGCCAGTCATCGAACATATTTGTATGATCATTATATGAATCGCATAATTTTTTCGGATTATTATAAAGCACTGCATGAGTTGTCCAACAACCATTTACGCTAAATAGATTGTCACTATACCTTGAATACTCACCAATTATATTTGCTCCTAAATAACAAAGCTCCCAATCACTAGGGAGTTGACTTAATGCGCTTTCGTAATGCGCATATTCTTTTATCACTACATCATCTTCAAATAACGGCAACACTCCTTCGTGTTCGCTCATTATTTTCATCATGCTTTTATTAAAACTATGCTTTGGATTTTCATCCTTAATTGCATAGTATGGAATAGGATGGTATCCTAATTTAGAAACTTCTCGCATTGCGCTACCAAGACGATCTAGCGCATTTTCAGTAGTAAGTATATAAGCATTCATAGTTAAAAAAAAGGAGGCTTACGGGCCTCCCTTTTAGATTTATGTATGGGCAAATTAGATAGCTCCGTACAAGCAAGCAGTAGGCTGGAAACTCATCAAGTCGCAACGAGC